TCGCACTCTCGTATGCCGTTAACGCTCGTATGGCTCACGCTCATTGCGCTGCTCTATTATGCGAGTGTCAGATTATTTGGTCGTTTTTATTTCACATATCACGAATGATTACACTACATTTTAATTCTACAACACTTGACGTGCAAGAGAATGACAGCTCGTATCTCTATCGCTCGCTGCAAAACAAACCGCAGCTCGTGCTGAAGTTCTCGCTCACGAGCTACGTTGACATTCCCGTCGGCACAACGTGCAGCTACAAGGGTGTGCAATATACGCTGTGGACTGCGCCCACAATCAAAAAACAAGGCACTCGCAATATTGAGTACACGATGACGCTATGCACAGACCAAGAGCTGCTATCGCACTACAAGCTGCGCAACACTGTTGACCGTCGCTTGAAGTGGTCAATGTGCGCACGGCCGCACGAGTTTGCGCAAGAGATAGTCAACAATCTCAACGCTCGTGCCGGCAGTGAGCTGTGGCACGTCGGCACTTGTCTCGAAAGCACAGAGAAAACTATCGAGTTTAATCACACGACGATAGCCGAAGCGGTGTCGCAAGTCGCAACAACTTTCGAGACTGAATGGGAGATTGACAACTACACGCTCTCGTTCAAGAAAGTTGAGTACAACAAAGACAACCCGATTGAGCTGTCTTACGGCAAAGGTAACGGCTTCGTGCCGGGTGTCGGTCGAGCAGCGGTCAACGACAAACCGCCGATTGACGTTCTCTTTGTAGAGGGTGGTGACAGAAACATAGACCGCTCGAAGTACGGCTCGAAAGAGCTGCTATTGCCGAAGTCGCAGCAGTTGGTCTATGAGGGCAAGACCTACGAGAGTGACGCAGACGGTTACAGCGTGCATCGTGTCGGCAACACTCGCACGACGCAGTACGAGGAAAGTCTTGATTGCTCGGAAATCTATCCGTCTCGTGTCGGTGAAGTGACAGCGGTCGATGCTGTCAACCCGGCAAAGAACTTCTATGACATCATCGACAACACGATACCGGCTGCGCTCAATTACAATGACTACATCATCGGCGATGAGAGCATGACGCTTATCTTTCAGTCGGGAATGCTCGCCGGTCGTGAGTTCGAGATACAATACAAGCACAGCGAGCGACGCTTTCGTCTCGTTCCTGACACATTCGACGATGTGGTTATGCCGGGTGGAGTGTTCTTGCCTGCTGTTGGCGACAAGTACGCAATCTTCGGCTGTATGCTGCCCGATGAGTACATCTGCGACAATGATAGCAAGACCGGCGCATCGTGGGACATGATGCGTGAAGCGGTGCGCTATCTCTACGAACACGAAGACCAAGAGTTCACGTTCACCGGCACGCTGCAAGCGAAATGGGCGAGAGATAATTGGCTCGCAATCGGCGGTCGGCTCAAAGTCGGTGGTTACGTTCTGTTTAGCGACACGCAGTTTGCGCCCGACGGTGTGCTTATACGCATCACCGGCATCAAAGAGTTCTTGACTTCGCCGTACTCAATCACGCTCGAAATATCTAACTCAACGCAGGGCGGTGGCTTCAGCTCTACGATGCGCAATCTCGAAGGTCTCGAAGTCGTGATTGACGATACGAAGCAACAGCTTGTGCAGTACACAAAGCGCAGATTTCGAGACGCACAAGAAACGATGTCGATGCTCGAAAACTCGCTGCTCGGCTATGCTAACAGCGTCAATCCTATCACGGTGCAGACAATGGCTCTGCTCATCGGCGACGAAAGTCTGCAATTCCGCTTCATTACAGCTCGTGACAACGATACTATCGTTAACAACGTAGTAAACTATAATCAGCAGACGAAAGTCTTGACGTGCGCAGCTACGTTCTTGCAGCACATGACGCTCGATGTGTCTATGTCATCGTCTCACGCTCTGTCAGAGTACAAGATTTGGCAGATGCGCTCGTACACGTCGCCGGCTCTCGACACAGCAGAGCAAGCATATTATCTGTATGCAAAAGTTGCTCGTGAAGACACGACAGCAGTTGGTGAGTTCGTTCTCTCGACAACCGCAATCGCTATGCAAGCAGTCGCAGGTTACTATCATCTGCTCGTTGGCATCTTGAACAGCGAGTATGACGGTGAACGCTCGTTTGCGACGATGCACGGTTTCACAGAGATATTGCCCGGTCGTGTGACTACACAGCGCATCGTCTCTGAAGACGGCAAAACATACTTCGACTTGGCTAACGGCGAGATTGGCGGCATCATCAAGTTTCTCAACGGCAGCAACGAGTACACGACACTCATCGACGGCGGCTATATCAAGACAGAACTCATCAATGCCCAACTGCTTGAAGTGGCTCGTGTGCTTGCCGGTGACGCAGACGGCAAGCGAGTAGTCATCAATCCCGATGACAAGTCAGTGTATATCTACGATGAGAACAACGTGCTTGTGACCGTCTTTGAGGGCAACAGCTTCAACAGCATCAACGAGCTGTTCGGTGATGTGTCGGGCGATGCGACAATGATTGCGGCGACACAGAGCCACGAGTGGGACTATCACGCAGAAGAACACGGTGACGTTAGCGGTGGTACTGTTGATGTGAGCGATGTGCTACAAACCACGACACCTGCAATCATCGACATCGGCGGCTCATTGCACTGTTGGGGTTATACTAACGAAGACCACAAGGGCGAAGGCTACAATGAAGCTCAACTTGACTTATATCTTGACACATATAGCGATGCTGCTTGCACACAGCTCGTGCAGCGTCAACTCATCGACTATTGCTACCTCACAATCAATGCGACTGAAGAAGAAGTAGAGACCGGCTCTCGCAGTAAGGCGGTGAGCAAGAAAGTCAACGTCGCAGCAGGCTATCACAAGCTGTGGGTGCATTGGCGACTATTCGTCAACTACTTGCAGAACGGCGATTATATGGCTCTTGATTGGAGCAATCTCGCAGCTCACTACAACACGCAGTTCTACATCAGTCGCTTCTTTGCTAACGGCTTTGTCATCGGCTCACGTCGTGACAACTATGTGCTTGCGCTCAACGATGCGACAAACGGCATGACATTCAGCGTCAACAATGGCGGTGTCGAGTTTGAAGTCGGTGCAAACGGCATACGTTACAAGACATCAAGCAGTGGCTCGTGGCACAATCTTACTTAATTGTTGATAAGACACGAAAGTTTTAATACTTAACAAGCACTAAAAACACCTATCTTTGCAGCAAAAAGAAGTACATTATGCAAGAAGTATCAAACATCTGTAAAGCTATTTGGTTGGCTATCGGCGGCGCAGTTGGTTGGCTCGTCGATGAGTTCGAGCCAACATTCCCACTCATCATTGTGATGATATTATTTGTCGTGTACGACGCAGTTACAGCATTTCAGCTCGACAAGCGAGTGCGAGCGGCGCACCCGGAGCAAGTCAAAGAGCGAAAGAGCAAGTTCAGCTCATACTTGTTCGGCAAGGTCGTGCGAGAGACAATCCCGAAACGTCTCGCACTCATTCTGCTCGCTTTTCTATGCGAGAAATACGTCTGCGTTCACGTCAAAATACCGCTGTCTTACATCATCACCGGTGTTATCTGTTTCGAGCAGTTTTGGTCAGTGCTTGAAAACGAGAGTTCGTGTCGTGATGAGAACGAGAGCCGCTTTTGGAAGATACTTCAGCGCATTATGATAGACAAGACAGAGCGACACTTTGATGTCGAGCTTGATGAGCTTAAAGACAAGAACAAGGAAAAAGAGAAATGAAGTACTTTACAATTTCCGAACTGACGAAATCAGCGACAGCGAGCAGACGAAAGATTGACAACACACCGTCTGCTGCTGTCATTGCAAATCTGACTGCGCTCGTTGACAATATACTCGACCCATTGCGTGAAGCGTGGGGCGCACCGATTATTGTCACGAGCGGTTACAGATGCGTTCGGCTCAACGCTGCTGTCGGCGGTGTGAAGACAAGTCAACACACGCTCGGTCAGGCGGCAGACATACGCACTGTGAGCGACAAACCGGCAGACAACAAACGTCTGTTTGACTTGATAGTGAAGCTCGGTCTTCACTACGACCAACTCATTGATGAGTATGGCTATAATTGGGTTCATGTTTCTTATTCGTCTCGCAACCGCAGACAAATACTTCACATCAAATGAAAATCTTAATCGACAACGGTCACGGTGCTAACACACCGGGCAAGCGTTCACCCGACAAGACGTTTTTCGAGTGGAAATTCAATCGAGAAATCGCAGTTCCTTTGGTTGATGAGCTGCGCAAGCGTGGCTATGATGCAGAGCGCATCGTGACAGAAGATGTGCATGACGTGACGCTCACAGAGCGATGCAGACGTGTCAACGCATGGTGCAGCAAGCTCGGCAAGCAGAACGTCATCATGGTGAGCATACACGCAAACGCAGCCGGTAGCGGCGGTTGGTACAACGCTCGTGGCTTCAGTGTGTTTGTCGCAAAGACGTGCAGCGACGCATCAAAGAAGCTCGCACAGTCGCTCTATGCTGAAGCAGAAAAGCGTGGTCTGAAAGGCAACCGCAGCGTGCCAAAAGAGCGTTATTGGCAAGCGAACTTCGCTATGGTCAAGAATACGAACTGCCCTGCTGTTTTGACAGAAAATCTGTTTTACGACAACAAGGAAGATTTGAAAATCTTGATGTCAGAAGACGGCAGACGCAAAATCGTCGAGCTGCACGTTGAAGGCATCATCAATTATCTCAACTCACTGAAATGAGAAAGCAGTTTGAAAACATGAGCGATGTCGAGCGAGAGAACTGCGCAATTCTCGGTGGCGGCTGCATCACGATTGCGCTCGCTCTGCTGTTGCTCGCAATCGCTCTGTTGCTTTGTGGGTGTCGCTCGAAGCGTGATGTCGTGCGTGAAGTCACAGTCATTGAGACGCACGACAGCATCAGCTATATACACGACACGCTCTATTTCGATGTGCCGGCACAATCGGCAGAAGTCGTAACTCGTGACAGTGTGTCACAGCTTGAAAACGACTACGCTGTGAGCATCGTGTCGCTCAACAAAGACGGCTCGCTGTCACACAAGCTCAATGCGAAGCCGCAAAGCGTGCCGGTGCCGTATGAAAAGCCGGTGCAGACGAAGACGCAAGTAATCTACAAAGACAAGCGCATCGAAGTGCCGGTGCCGGTCGAAAAGAAACTGACAGCGTGGGAGCAGTTCCAGTTGCGCTCGTTTTGGGCATTGCTCTCGCTCTCGGCGGTCGCAGTGTGCATCATCTTCCGCAAACCATTATTTTCACTCATACGAAGATTTATATAAGGTAAATTGTTTTTCATAGCACAAAGTATTTAAGGTTAATTAGCGTAGCGACTATCTGTGACAGACGGTCGCTATTTTTTTGTCAATCCAAAAAATTGCACTACCTTTGCACCGCTGTTGCATATCGTCAACAGTTGCGTTGGGACACTTGGTGGCTGAAAGGACACGTTCTCGTATCTGACTTGCGTAGGTCATCAAGGGTCTTTTTTTATCACTTTTGTTACTCGTTTGTGACTTGTTGAAATTTGTTACTCGCTAACACGTCTGTAAATCTCTTATTTACACAGTTTTGACAACGTTCTGCGTGGGCAAGTGAACATTCTGCATCGGAAAGTGAACGGGCGCACACCTATAATATATAAATAGCATAATAACGACATATAAACGGCGAAATAGCAGCTACAACACCAAAATCAATTTTTTGGTGTTGTTTGCTATCTATATGCTATTATTTTGTTACTTTTGCGGTACCATTTTGTTACTCGGTGTTTTTCGAGTAACAAAAGTAACAAAGTAACAACTTATAAACAACGCAACTATGAGAAAGAAAGCAAAAGCAAAAGAGCCGATACGATTGCGGCAGCGCAAGCTATCAGACGGTAACATTTCGCTATATCTTGACGTGTATCGGGACGGCAAACGCAGCTACGAGTTCTTGAAACTCTATCTTGTGCCGGAGCGCACCCGTGAAGACAAAGAGCAGAACCGGCAGACAATGCAGCTCGCACAGTCAATCAAAGCGCAGCGTATCGTCGAGATGCAGAACGGCGAGTTCGGCTTCAAGTCGAAATTCGCTGAAGACACACTCTTTTTTGAGTTCTATCGTGCAATGTGCGAAGCACGTCACGGCGAAGAGAGCAATGGTAATTGGGGTAATTGGTACTCTGCTCTGAAACACTTGCAACGCTATGAGAGCAATGAGCGCATCACGTTTGCAGAGATTACACCGCAATGGGTGCAGGGTTTCAAAGACTATCTCGAAGATGCAGCCTACACGAATGACGGTCACTATAATGAAGACGGCATCGTGCGCAAGCTATCTCGCAACAGCAAAGTGTCTTACTTCAACAAGCTGCGAGCGTGTCTCAATGAAGCATTCGAGAAACGCATCATCGCTTACAACCCGATGCGTGGCATTGAGGGTTTCAAAGCCGAAGAGGGAACAAGAATGTATCTCACCATTGACGAAGTGCGCAAGCTCGCACAGACACCATGTCGCAGCGAGGAAGTAAAAACTGCGTTCTTATTCTCGTGCTTGACCGGCTTGCGTCGCAGCGACATTGCCAAACTCACATGGGGCGAGGTGCATCAGCAAGGCGAGTTCACACGCATCATCTTTCGTCAGAAGAAGACCGGCGGTCAAGAGTATCTCGACATCACAAAGCAAGCTGCTGCGCTCATGGGCGAGCGTGGCGCAGACGATGAGCGAGTGTTCAAGTGGTTCAACTCACCCGGCTCGACGAATGACATCATTCGTGTGTGGGTGGCAAATGCCGGCATCAACAAAGACATCACTTTTCACTGTGGGCGACACACATTCGCTACTATGATGCTCGACCTGGGCGCAGACATCTACACAGTGAGCAAGCTGCTCGGTCATGCAGACATCAGCACGACGCAGATTTATGCGAAAGTGCTTGACAAGAAAAAGCAAGCAGCGGTCGCAGCCATTCCCGACGTGTTCGGCACGACTGAAACACAAAACGAGACAGAACAGACAAAGTGAGAGAACATATTGCTGCACGCATAAAAAACGGCAACATTTGCGCATAAAATATTCCAAAAAATGTCAACAAAGTACTGAAAAATATTCCTATTGCATAAAGAGCGCAGCGAGAAATCAATCAATCTCGCTGCGCTTTTCTTGTTGTGGAGGAAATTAACTTCCCTCACAATAGCATTTTGCTCACGTCACATTTGCGGTGAGCAAATTTCAAGTGTCTGTATCTTATAATCTTACGCTATCATAAAAATCTATGACAGTTGCAGAAGTCGCAACAGTCATTTGACAAACATCGTGCCACGACCCGTGAGCAACCAATCTGCATTGACACCACAATCACGCACGAGCGGCACGCACCAACCAATCTCAAAGAAGCCTTTGTTCAGGTCTTTGCGCTGCGTGTATAAGTGCGGCATATCAATCTCGTTATCTCTGCAATACTGTGACACACTTGCGATGCGATGAGTGTTCTTGCACTCTTGCAGTACAGTAAAGAAACGTGTCATCACTTGTATCGTGTCGATTGAGTAGTTACGTCGCTTGCTCATAGTGCGAGATTTGCACGCAACCACAATACATCGTCGTAGAGACGCTGTATCTCATCGGTTGAGCGATTATATACTTTGCATCTGTCAAGCTCAAATCCGAGCTGTTTCTGCACGTCTGCGAGCGTCTGTGCGCTCGTGTCACGATGCGTGAGCGCAGCTTTCAGTGTATCGATAACTTTACGATATAATAATGTGTCACTCATCTTCAATAGTTTTTATAGTCGCTTTGTTCAGCAACAGAATACCAAAATCTATTGTCGCAGTGGTCGAGATACCCATATAGAGGTCGTTCTCGCCCCAATCATCAAGCGTGCCGGCGATAGCGTACTTACGTTGACCGTCTAACGTGGCCGCTGTCTCATCATCAACGACACACATAACGTGCATCAAGATGTCAGAGTACATAGACTGCTTGCCGTCAACATCATTGAACGTGCTAACATTCGCATCAAAGAGAGCGGCACGTTGGCCGCCATTCTCGACGATACGTCTGAAGCCAAATTTCACATCTTGCAGTTCGACACACGGCTTGCCGACAGCAGCTCTCATGTGCAGCGTCACGCTGTCTTTGACGGCGGCTCTCGCAATGTCGTTTGTCTCATAGTTAGGGTACATCTTGACAAGTGTCTCGACGTATTTCTCAACGGGTGTTTTGACACGCTCTTTCGAGCATGACAGTGCAATCACGCACAGCAGCAACAGAGCTGCGAAGTTCATGGTTCTGCTCATAATCTTATCAGTTTTTATCTTTGTCCGTTATCTTTTCAATCACAGTGAGCAGTCGGTCTATCTGCTCATCACGCTTCTGCACGAGCTTGCGCATCTCTGAAATCTCATCAATCGCTTTATCAATCGTGCGAGACGAATTGACATTATTAGAATTGACGTTGTGACTGCCGGCAATAGAAGTATTGCCGTCATTTTGCTCAACGTGAGTACTGTTGTCTTCGACAAGCATTGAGCCTTCGCCGGTCAACAGCCACACCAAACTAATATTCAAGTATGCTGCTTGAATTTTCTCGGCAACTTCTTTCGAGATGCCGTGCTTGCCGTTCTTGATGTCATATAAGGTCTGAACAGTAGTTAGACCCACTTCGGCAGCTATTTGACGAAAACTTTTCGCCAAAAAATTTTTTAATGCGATAATTCTCTCACTATCAGTCATAAAGCATAAAATTTAAGTGTTGTACTGAAAATTTACTTGAAAAAATACTTGAAAATATTTTGCCGTTCAAGTATTTTACTTTAACTTTGCAGCGCAATAGTTAATTTACTATTGCCGCAACACCTTAAAAATTGCGTGCAAAAGTAAATAATTAGTGCGTAACAAGCAAATTTTCACAACATTTTTAATATGAAAGCGAAGAAAAAGTCATTAAAAGAACTCTACAATGAGCGTAAGCAGATGCCTACGCACGCAGAAATGTTCATCACCGAAGTTGCAGAATTGACACATCGCTCTGCAAACACGGTCAAGATGTGGTTACTCGGTCGGCAAGTTCCCGACGAGCTGACGCAAAGCGTCATCGCCGACCATTTCAATGTAGATATTAACGGTCTCTTCCCTATTGAGACGCTAAAAGCAACAGCACTATGAAAGCATTACTAACTAATTGGCGCAGCTATGCGCTCGCAGTCATCGCTATCGTCGGTCTCGCACTCTTATTGAGCGAGCCGGCTGAAGACACAAACTTTCTGCTCACAATCTTGTGGACGAAGACGCTCGGTTTCGCAGCACTATATGCGTGCATCAAGCTCTCGAACTATTGGGAGCGCACCGGCGCAATCGACTTCACCTCACTCACTAACATTGATGACGCATGGGAGTAGAAGAACGACTTGAACGCATCGAGCGACTTATGCTTATCACCTCAAAGTCAGTTCTCGACACACAAGAAGTCGCTCTGTTGCTCGGCATCAGCGAGAGCCGGGTGCGCCACTTGACAGCAGCTCGTGACATACCTCACTACAAGCAGGGAAAGTCAGTGTACTTCAAGAAGTCAGAGATTGAGCAGTGGCAACTCGCTCAACGCATACCGACAAACGATGAGATTAGAAGTCAAGCAGTGACACACGTCGCTAAATCAAGACTAACAGTGTAACTAATTTATAACAACGCAATGCAACAGCAAGAAATTTGGAAACCGATAACAGACTACGAAGGTCTGTATGAGGTGAGCAATCTTGGCAGAGTTCGTTCTGTTGTTCGCACGATAACGCAATTAAATCGTTGGGGTGGCTCTCATACGGCGAAAATCAATGGCAAGCTATTAAAGCAAGTGTGTCAACGTCACGGCTATTTAATTGTAAGTCTTTCAAAAAGTGGGAGTGCAAGGCAGTATCTTGTTCATCGTCTTGTTGCCACCGCATTTATTGAAAGACCGACAGACGCTAACACTGTCAATCATCTTAACGAGTGTAAAACAGACAATCGAGCGAGTAATCTTGAATGGCTCTCATTACAAGATAATATTCACTATGGAACAGGTGTTTATCGTGGTCACGCAAATCGTGACAGACAATGGCACAGAGAGCATCGAGGCGGCTTAAATCCAGTCGCAAAAGCTGTAAAACAACTGTCGCTTGACGGTGAAGTCATCAACACTTTTGACTGTATAATTGACGCAGCCAAAGCGAGCGGTGTTTGTTATTCTTCAATCTGTGCAGCCGCAAAGGGGAAAATCAAAACCGCAGGCGGTTTCAAATGGGCTTATAAATAACGAATTTCTAATTTTTATATCTATGAAAAAGATTATATTAAAGAAGCTCTCGCTGCTAAATTTCAAGGGTCTGCGTGACTACTCAATCGAGTTCAACGCAGACATCACGAGAGTGCTTGGTCGCAACGGCAGCGGCAAGACAACTATCTTTGACGGCTTCACCTGGTTGCTTTTCGGCAAAGACAGTGAAGACCGCTCACAGTTCAACATCAAGACGCTCGACGATAAAGGCGAGCCGATACCACAGTTGCCGCACGAGGTGAGTGCTACGCTCATCGTTGACGGCGAGACAGTCACGCTGCGCCGCAGCTTCGTCGAGAAATGGGTGAAGCGTCGTGGCACAGTGAGCGCAGAGTTCACCGGGCATACCGAAGAACGCTTCTACAATGACGTGCCGTGCAAAGCAAGCGAGTACGACGCAAAGATTGCAGAGCTGTGCGGTGAGCAGGTGTTCAAGTTCATCACCAACCCGACGTATTTCTCACGACAGAAAGCAGACGTACAGCGTGCGATGCTCATTCGCATGGCGGGCGGTATCAGTGACGATGACATCGCAGCAGACAACGAAGACTTCAAGTCGCTGCTCGCACAGCTCACCGGCAAGACGCTCGCAGAGTACAAGCGTGAAATCGCAGTGAAAAAGAGCAAGCTGCGTGCAGAGATTGACACGCTGCCCGACCGCATTGATGAGCGCAAGCGTGACGTTCCCGAAGTCGAAGATTGGGCGGCTCTCGAAGCTCAAATCAAGCAGCTCACGAGCGAAAAGTTTGAGATTGACGCAGAGATTGCAGACGCAGCGAAAGCGATGCGCAAAGCGAGTGACGCTCGCATGGCTGTAATCGCAGAGCTTAACAACGTGCGCTCACAGAAGATGCGCCGTGAGTATGAAGTCAAAGAGATTGCTCTCGCAGCATGGCGCAAGCGCAAGAGCGAGCATCAAGCACTGCTCGCAAGCATCGACAGCGACAGCAGGGAGATTACTCGCTTGCAGCAACAGCAAAGCAGCAATGCCAACACGCTGCACAGACTGCTTAACGAGCGTGAGCAACTTGTCGCAGAGTATCGTGCTATCAAAGCAGAGACGCTCAACTTCAGCGAGAGCGACTTTGTTTGCCCGACGTGTCATCGTCGCTATGAAGTGAGCGAGATTGAGAGCAGAGAGCAAGAGATAACCGCCGCATTCAACGAGCGTCGTGCAAAGCGTCTCGAAGAGAACAAGCGCAAAGGTCTCGCAGTGCGCTCGCAGATAGACACGCTCAATGAGCAGCAGCAGATGATTGAAGACAAAATCGCACAGCTGCAAGAGACTATTATCAAGAGCAAGCAGCAACCGCTCTACAACGAGAGTTTTGACGTTGAGCCGCCGACGCACGATGCGATTGCGAGCGATAGCGAGTACATCGCTTTGTGCGAGCGTGAAACGTCGCTGCAAGAGCAGAGTGACAGCTCGCTGCAAGAGCAGAGTGACAGCTCGCTGCAAGAGCAGAGTGACAGCTCGCTGCAAGAGCAGAGTGACAGCTCGCTGCAAGAGCAGAGCAACACGCTTGCCGACAAGATTGCAGAGCTGCGTGTGCGTCTGTCGAAGCGAGAAATCATCGAGCGCAACAACGCTCGTATCGCAGAGCTTGAAGAGCAGTTGAAGACACAGAACGCAGAGCTTGCTCGCTTGGAGGGCATCGAGTTCACTATCGCAGAGTTCTCGAAAGCTCGCATCAACGCAGTTGAGCAGCGCATCAATGCAATGTTCAAGATTGTGCGCTTTAAGATGTTCGCAAAACAAATTAACGGCGGTGAAGTCGAGACGTGCGAAGCCACCGTCAACGGTGTGCCGTACAACAACGGTCTCAACAACGCAATGCGCATCATCGCCGGTCTCGACATCATCAACGCAATCTGCAAGTTCGAGGGTGTGACAGCACCAATCTTCATCGACAACGCAGAGAGTGTGAATGACATTCCCGAAACAGTGTCGCAGCTCATCGCTCTCGTAGTGACAGACGATGCTACACTCACTATCGACAACAAGAAACACAGCGCAGCACAGACTACGCTTTTCAACTAATTATAAATCTTAAAATTTTGTGACTATGCAACAGCAAAATCAACCAACAGCGCAACCGCAGACAGCTATCGCAAAGCAGTCTCGCCCGGTTGACATCTTGAAGTCTATGCTCAAAGCAGACAGCGTGCAAGAGCAGTTCACCAATGCGCTCGGCAAGCACCGTGACGCATTCATCGCAAGCGTGATAGACCTATACACGAGCGACAAGTCATTGCAGACTTGCAAACCGCAAGACATCATCGCACAAGCTCTCAAAGCTGCGTCGATGCAGCTGCCTATCAACAAAGCTCTCGGCTTCGCTTACATCGTCGTTTACAACAACAACGTGAAAGTGAAAGATGAGCATGGAGATGACAAGTGGATTAAAGTGCCGACACCGACATTCATTCCCGGTTACAAGGGTTACATTCAGCTCGCTATGCGCACCGGTCAATATCGCTACATCAACGCAGATTTCGTCTATGAGGGCGAACTGCGCACTGTGAACCGTCTGACCGGCGAAGTCGCACTCGACGGCGAGCGCAAGAGCGACAAGATAGTCGGTTACTTCGGCTACATCGAGCTGCTCAACGGCTTCAGCAAGACGCTCTACATGAGTGTCGATGATATGGCGAAGTACGCAAAGCGATATGCGCCTTCGCTCGGCAAAGGTACGACTATCGAAGCTCTCATCAAGCTCGCCAACACAGAGCAGAGCGGCAAGCAGGTCGGTTGGCTCGGCAACTTCAACGACATGGCTTTGAAGACCGTCATACGTCGCTTGCTCTCGAAGTACGGCTATCTCTCTGTCGAGATGCAGGGCGCAGTCGCAGATGACATCGCAGTCAACGAGCAGCGCAACGACTTGCTCGCAGAGAACGCTAACAGCGTCGATTTCAACGCTAACGAGGTCGAGTTTGAAGAAATCGTTGACAAAGAGACCGGCGAAGTGATACAGCCGAATGCAGCAGAGCAGCCGACACAGAGCGAGAGCGCAGCGAGTGAGAGCAACGCAGACGATGACCCCGGTTATTAAATCGCTGACAGATGAAACTCACGGTTCTTGGTTCATCATCGCACGGCAACTGCTATCTCTTTGAGAGCAGTGACAGCGTGCTTGTGCTTGAAGCCGGTGTGCCGATGCAGCAAGTGAAACGAGCTTTGCATTGGGACATCACGAAGATAGCAGCTTGCATCGTGACGCACCGCCACAAAGACCATGCCGGCCATGTGCGAGAGTTCTTGAAATGTGGCATTCGAGTGCTTGCACTTGATGACGTGTTCGACGCTCTCGACATCAAGAACCGTGTGTTTTGCAAGACAGTAGAGCCGCAACACGGCTACATCGTTGGCGATTGGAAAGTCATCGCACTGCGTGTCGTTCACGATGTGCCGTGTGTCGGTTACATCATCGAGCATCGTGAAATGGGCAAGACGCTATTCATCACTGACACGATGATGCTTGAATATCGTATCGCCGGCATACGTCACTTTATGCTCGAATGTAACTATGCAGATGACATCTTGCAAGACAATATCGACGCAGGCATTGAGCTGCCGTCAAAGCGTGGTCGCTTGCTCGAAACGCACATGGAGCTTGATACGACAAAGCAGATTATTCGAGACAACGACACGAGCAATCTTGATGATGTCATTCTCGTGCATCTGTCTGACAACAATAGTGACGCAGAGCGGTTCGAGCGTGAAGTGCGTGCTGTGGCCGGTGTGCCTACCTATATCGCAGACGCAGGTCGTGTATTCACACTATCTAACAACTGACAGCGATGCGACTTATACCTAACAACGTACTGTCAACGCTCGTGCGATGCTTGCCGCTCGTTCTCGACAACGTAGTGAGCAACAATCTGCGAGTTATAAACGCAGTGCGACAACTCAAAATCATTCACAGAAAACTTAAAAAGATTAACGATGAACAACAATCTAACAATCAGTCGTGAGAATGCTCTCGCAGCTTACGACAACACAGATGCTAACGGACGTGAGCTGTTAGAACATCTGTTCGGCAAAGAACTATTCGTAAAGAAAGACATCACAGAGCGTGTCAAGACGTTTGAAGATGCTTGCGCTGTGTTGGGTGACGAAAATCAATTTGTGCTGCTTTACAATGTGTTTATTAACGAGTTTTCGGTTACTAAACACATACAGAGCGACAAAGATGTTCTCACTTATCTCAAACTGCGCATCATCACCGCTGCACTCAATGAGGGTTGGGAGCCGCAGTTCACAGAAGATGAGTGTCGCTATTATCCGTGGTTTGAGTTCTTCACACAGAGCGAGCTTAACGAGATGAGTGACGATGAAAAAGGTCGTGTGGTCGGTCGTGCCTACAGCAACTCGCATGCGAGCGGCGGTCTCGCCTATGCGAGTGCGAACGGCGCATCGTCGTACTCGTTCGGCAGCGGCTCTCGGCTCGCCTTCAAGACCCGTGAACTCGCAGAATACGCAGGGCGACAATTCGTCGAGCTGTATGCGGACTTCGTGTTTCCCGAAAAAGCGTAAAGCGTAAAGCGAAAAGCGAAGCGATATGCAAGGCTATATAAGCATACATCGAAAAATCAAAGAGTGGCGACACTACAAAGAGCCGGCTGTCAAAGCTGTGTTTCTCGACTTGTTGCTCGATGCTGCGCACAAAACGACTGTGCAGAGCGGTGTGCGTCTCGCAGTCGGTGAGTGCATCTCATCGACACGCACTCTTGCTGCTAATAATGGCCTTACAGTAAACACTGTGACGAAAGTCATCAGACTGCTTGTTGAGAGTGGTGAGATAGCTCGCCGACGTGTCGGCAACACGACTATCTTCACCATTCTCAAATATGCAGACTATCAAGACAAAAGCAGTGAGGGTGTCGCAAAAGGAAATACACCTAAATCAGGTGTCGCAAAAAGCGTAACACCACCCGTGCAGGTGTCGCAAAATGAGATACGCCACAATGATGTAGGTGTCTCAAAAGAAGATACACCGGTGTCGCAAAATGAGATACACTGTGTCGCAAAAAGCGTAACACCACCACATTATAATATAACAATAAAAAAAGATAACAATAATCTCGGCGGCGATATGCGTGTGCGTGCGCAAGAGCGTGTAGATAATTTGAGATGTCAAGTTTTAGACAGTTGGAGCATCGAGCAAGCGTGTTATCTCAATCACATCACGGCAGAGCAGTACAAACAGCTCGCAGAAGAAATCTTCAGCGATTGGCTCTTTGCGCTTGATGAGAGCAAGCCGGAGCAGCCGCAACTTGACGAAATCAACAAAAAACACTTTCTCGCAGTATTACGCATCAAAGCACAGATACTTGTAAAAACTCAACGCAATGGAACTGAAAACATTCAACAAAACAGAAACATTCAACGAAGAGGTGTTGACACAAAAGCTGTTAAGTCGGAAGACTACGATACAGCGTTTTAGACTGCCGATGACCATTGAGCAGGCGCAGACTTTTCTCAAAGCGTCATACGTCGCTGAAGTCAAGTTTCGCAATCGTACATTCATCGAAGATGAGCGCATCAACGCTCACATCGCACGTCTCGCAACCTTCTTGACTGACAACAACTCGAAGTTCGGTGTGATGCTCTGCGGCACATACGGCAACGGCAAAACGACTTTGCTCTATGCTTTGCGTGCAGTTGTCAGTCTGCTGTCAGATTGCGGCTACATCGAACACGGCTCAAAATTGGTTGTCTATGACGCACGAGAGCTGTCAAAGCTCTACAAAGACCGTGACCCGGAGACCTTCAACGATGCGTGTCGTGAACGACTGCTCGCTATCGAAGACATGGGAAAAGAGCCGACTGAAGAGCTGAACTACGGCAGCATCATCTCGCCGGTTACTGAACTGCTCGAATATCGCTACAACAATCAGAAGTTCACAGTCATCACAACCAATCTCACACCGAAAGAAATCCGTGAGAAGTACGGCAATCGCATCGCAGACCGCTTCAACGAGATGATGTGCGTGCTGAATTTCGGCGCAGCAGATACTTTCAGAACGAGATAAATCGAAAATAAGCTGTTTTCCGTGCGTCTCGCTCATGCAGACGATAAATCACTCAACCGAAAGTTTTGCGTGCAGCAGGGCGCAAAATAGACGCAACCACGACGATTTTACAGCAATGAGAGCAATCACTAATCACATAAGATTTGATGCAACGAGCTTCGACAAATGGTTCGCAAAGAACTATCTCACGCTCGTTACAGTCATCGGCTTGAATGACACTGACTGTCTGCACGACGCTTATCTCGAACTGCGAGACAAGCACTTGTCACGCATCGACTACACGCAGCAGACGATTGACGCTTACAACCGCTACAAGCAGAGAGCTATCAACACGAGCTTCAAGTCATTCAACCCCGACCCGTTGTTTTGGCTATTTCAGTGCGACACGCTCATTGACGATGACAACGACGGCGGCATTGATTTCGTATCGCTGAAGCGCAGCATCATCGCTTACGTCAAGCGTGCGCTCGATGAGTTTGAGCGAGAGATATTGTTGATGAAGCTCAACACCGGCGCAAATAATCAGGACATCGCAGACTGCATGGGAGTGTCAGTCAAAGAAATTTCTCTGCATCTGCGATTGGCAGTCACACAAGTTAAACAGAACTATAAATTTCGCACAGCATGAATTTACAAGTACATAGCAACGATGCGCACTTCAGACGCAGACCGATGCAGCGCACAATCTCGTTTTTGCCGAAATACGGTCAAATATACGTCTCACACGCTTTATGCGAAGACTTCAATCTTACCGATGAGACATACATCATCTTCGGTCGTGACGATGATAGCGGTGATTGGTACTTTACACTGACAGACAAAGCGGACGCAGGCGGCTTCCGTTTGCGTCGGCAGACACCTACAAAGAGATGCACATCAAAACAGCACGGCGAAAAGAAAGCGTCTCACAATAATGCTTTGGTGTGCATTCGTCGCTCTTTCGTCAAAGAAATCACACAAGACTGCGGCACTGAAACGCTTAAATGCCCGGTCTCTGTGAAGCCGAAAGTGATTGACAATGTGAAATGGTACAGACTAATCAAGAGCATCAATCTACCGGTCGCACATGAATGAGCTAACACATAGATACATGAAATTTCGCAAAGAAGAATTTTATAAACAATTTTCACAACAATGACAGCAGAAGAAAGACAGAACATCGCAGCGCAAGCAATGTGCGCATTGATTACTCGACAAGCAATCAAGTTCGAGAACAAGAAGCAGCTCGTTGACAACGCTATCGCTTACACCGATATGCTCGCACGTCGGCTCGAAGAGATACCGGCAGACGCTCAACAGCGCAGTGAGAGCGGTCAGCGCAGAGAGAAAGACAATCGCAGGGTGATGGGCGAAGTTAACGGAGTTAAGTATTACAGCCCTTTTTGATATGGGTAACATCATCTACAAAGGCCTCGTTGAGCAAGCTCTCTTGCACAACAAGCAGAAGATGCTCAACACGCAGATTGATGTCTTTCGTCGCAGCGGTCTTGACGATGCGGCGAAACGACTGCTGCCGGAGTACAACAAAATCGTCAGCGAAATCAAGCGACTTGACAGCGTAGTCGAGCAGCAGCGTCGCAACACGTCACACGCATTGCTCGTGTGTTTCGTCATCGCAGACCTGGCTACACTCGCAGCAGACCAATTCGCAGACGTGTGCAAGCGAGAGTGCGCCGGTCTCACGTCAGCTGACAACGAGTTTATCAAGTTGATGCGCTTTCACGCAGAGACAAGCGCAAAGCGGTGGAACGAGCTTGTGTGCATTCTTGATGAGGGCGGCAACGAGCGTCTCTCGATGTTCTACGCTGACTTCAGCGAGCAAATCACCGACAAAGTTTTGCCGGCGGTCAACGCTGCTGTGCGTGAAGTGATGAATACAGACAAAGGCCGCAAGATGCTATGAGCGCAATCAGTGAGACATACAACTGCGACTGCTACGAGTATATGCGCACTTTACCCGACAAGTTCTTTGACTTGGTGATAGCAGACCCACCGTATGGCATCGCAGCAGACGCACGACAGCAGAACCGTGCCAACAAGCGGCACGGCAACGCTGCTGCTGCGTCTCGTGACTACGGCACTGCTGCATCGTGGGACTTGCAAGCACCGGCGAAAGAAGTCTTTGATGAGATATTTCGTGTGTCACGACATCAAGTAATCTTCGGCGCAAATCACTTCATCTCACGAATGCCATACGACGCAAGCTGTTGGCTCGTGTGGGACAAAGACAACGGCAATAACGGCTATGCAGACTGCGAGCTTGCTTGGACTTCGTTCCCGTCGGCTGTGCGCAAGTATCGCTATACTTGGCACGGCATGATACAAGAAGACATGAAGCACAAAGAGCAGCGCATTCACCCGACGCAAAAGCCGGTTGCGCTATATCGTTGGCTTATAGAAACTTACCTACCGAAAATAGGGGGGGTAAAATCTTCGACCCGTTTCTCGGTAGCGGCTCATCACGTCTCGCAGCGTTCAGTCTCGACGTTGACTTCTACGGCTGCGAGCTTGACACGAGATATTACGAGATGCAGCAAGAACGCTTCGAGCGTGAGTGTCTCAACATCATCTCGCTCAACGGACAGAAAATCAAACAACCTACATTATTTGACAACATCTAAATTCGCAGAACAATGAACATCAACGACAATCCACAAAGCAGCGCAACACAGTGCGCTAAAATCAAAGATTGGCTTCTGCGTGGCAACAAGCTCACATCGCTTGAAGCTCTGAAGCTCTTTGGTTGCATGAGATTGGCGAGCCGCATTCACGATTTGCGTGAGAGTGGTCTCGACATTCAGAAAGAGAGAATACAAGTGCCTTCGGGCAAGTATGTAACACAGTACAGCATCAAGAACGTATGACAGCAACCGAAATCATCTTGACAGTCTTTCTCGCAATAGCCTGCATCATCGGCGGTGTATTGCTGTACAGACTTGAACACGTCACGGCTCTCAACATCGACTTGCGACGTGAGAACGATGCGCTGCGCAAGCAGATAGAAGACATCAAATCGCTCGTTGAGCAAGAGTTTAACCGACTTAAAGCAAAGAGACAATGAAGAACCCGGACAGCAACAACAAGTTCACGACGCTCTTTTCGCTGTTTCTGTGCATCATCTTGATTGCGTGCATCGAGTACATCTTGTTCAAGTCGCACAAAGAGCAAGAGACTGCATCATCACCGGCACCGGCAGAGAATGTGTGCGAGCAATCGCAAGAAGTAGAACTCGAAACGCTCGAAGACAGCGTGCATTATTACGAAGACGGACTATGACACTCGAACAGCGCAAACAAATCATTCGTCAAGCGTCGGCATCAGCGACGCAGAGATACAGCGACACGCAGCGACAGCTCGCATTCGCCGAAGGCTTTATGACGTGCGCTTATCACATCGACACGATGATGCTCTCGCCTATCGACATCAGCGAGAGAGAGCCACAGAGCAACGAGCGAGTGTTCGTCATGCGTCACGAAGATGACAGCGACATAGAGCTGCTCAACTACGACAGAGAGCTTTTCACGAAGCTCGGTGTAAAATATTGGTTACCATTCACACTTAACATTAAACAACATGGGTAAAGCATTCAAAATCGAAGTCAACAGAGTTAATGAAGACAACGTGCGCATTCACAAGCAATGTGAGCAGATTGACAGTCTCATCGGTGAAGAGCAAATCGCTCTCATCGTCTTGGGAGAGTATCAAACCGAAGAAGCCGGCATTCGATGCAGAGCGACAACAGTCTTGCACATCGACAAGACACACGGCGCAATCGCACTCGCAACGGCACTATTCGACAACATGAGACAGAACGAACAACTGTGTGACATCATCTTCGCTGCTGCTGCGCTCTATGAAGAGCATGAGCAACAGATGAGCGATAGATTAGAACTGAACTGACATGGAGCGGCGCATAGAGATAGCAACTTACGTCGTGTGCAGCGACTACGGCATCACGGCAGAGCAGCTCACGGCACCCGGTCACGAGTGGCATCAAGCCGACGCACGAGCTATTTTGAGCTACATCTTGCGCACGCAGTGTGAAATGACATTCATGCAGATTGGTCGCTTGATACACCGGCATCATTCGACGGTCATCTGCAACGTCCGCAAGGTTGATTTGTGGCTTCACAATCCTAAAATCTTTGCAAAAGAGAACTACAAGTTTGAGAGTATCATTGAACGATTTAACACTTTGACAAATGAAGCAGAAAGAGCAACAACTTTCAAATGAGCTTGTCAAGCAAGAGCTTCAGACGCTCATCGACAACATCGACGAGCGCAACGAGAACTTGTTGAGCGCAGCTCGCAAGGGCAAGAGCATTGAGCAGCAGAACAACATTCGTCTGCGCTCGACACCGTATCTGTCGCTGCAACGTCGTGGTCTCATCACGGTTGACTATCTCATCGCAGAGTTCGACCGCATTCAAGAGCGCACGACACGTCACAGCAGCGCAGAACGCAAGTGCATTGTAAATCTTGTGCTTACAGCGGTGCATAATGCTGCTGTCAAGCAGGCAAGACAGCAAGAGAGTAATGACAACAAAAAAGACACAGAACATGACACTGAATGATTATCAACATGAAGCACTCTCGACGGCAATCTACGACCGTCAGTTTGCAGTAATCTACCCGGCACTCGGCATCGCCGGTGAAGCCGGTGAGTGCGCCGACAAAGTGAAAAAGATACTGCGTGACACTCGCATAGTGCGCAATGCAGATACCGGCGCAATCATGCTTGACACAGAGCAGCAGCACGCTCTCGCTCTCGAAATCGGTGATGTGCTATGGTACTGCGCAACACTCGCTCGTGACATCGGCATGACGCTCGAAGAAGTCGCAGAGTTGAACATCGCAAAGCTCAACTCACGCAAGCAGCGTGGCAAGCTCGGCGGCAGCGGTGACAATAGATAATTTTACTAACAATCAAAATCACAGAACAACTATGACAAATTATTTTGAATGTCGTGTAAGCTACGACAAGACGCTTGAAAGCGGTGCTATCAAGCAAGTGACAGAGAGTTATCTTGTGGAAGCGATGAGTTTCACAGAAGCTGAAGCACGCATC